TGCGCCCACCACAAGCTGCGCCAGCTTGACGGCCATGCCCATGCCAGCGTTCACGCCAAAGTTAAAGATGGTGTTGGCCACATCCTGGTTGCTGATCTCGTTGCCGCGCATCTTGTCCCAGAACTCAACGCGATAGAACTCCCGCACCATCGGGGTCAAGGAGCCGCCCATCTCCTTCTTGTCCACCAGCGCCCATCCGGGCCACTGAGGGTTCTTGTTCCGGGCAATGCCAGCGTAGGTCATGCCTCCGGTGTCGCCGGGGACATCGTGGAGGACGTAGCCGCCCTCGTCGGCCATCATGAGTTCAAATGCAGGTTCAAACTGTGCCATCAATTACCCCTCTTGGTCAACATGGCGCTGGCGATCTCCAGCATGAAACGAACTTGTTCTAAGTTTTGTGGCTGCTCTGCCCAACCCACCGTGATCTGGCCCACAAAGCGGTGCGAGTCAGGTGGTACGCTAACCCGGCAGGTGTAACCCACACCCTTCTCTAAGTACCACAACCCAACCTCTGATTGTGCGTAGCGGTATTCCCCGCAAGGAATCTCGTTGGTCATCAGCTTGACCACATCGGCATTATTGGCGGTGTTCTGAGAGAACAGGCCCACATCGATGTCCTCAATCGTCTTGTCCCGGCCATCCTTGGTGTACGCCTTGTACAGCACCCTGCTATTGAACAGGGGGTTGACCTTGAACACCGCCACCACTGTGGCCCCCGTCTTCTTGAGCAGCATTGAACTGGCATCATCGGCACGGGCTGTGTTGATCTCGGGCAGCTTCTTGGACTCCTTGTAGGCATCAAACATGAAGGTCTGGTTCTGCCACAGGAAGTACCCGGCAAAAGCAATGACGCCCATCAAGATGGCCGCAAACAGCTTGAACGGGCTGTCCACATAGGCCAGCACCTTATCAATGATGGATTCTGGTTTGTCGCTCATTTTCGGATGTACATCATGTAAATGACAATGCCGTAGATTAAGAGTGCAGCAAGAATTACTGAAGCCAATCCAAGAGTCCCGTATTCAATAAATCGCTCCATCTTTTCTTTGCGTAGTCTGATGGCTTTGATCTCAGCTTCCTTGTCTTCCCTGCGTCTACGGGCAGCAGCACCTTGGAACTTCTGCCAATCAGCCCACATCCCCGGCCTGCCTGCATAGATCATGCGCTCACGCAATTCAACTTCTTGTGCGTTCAGTTTCTCAAGGGCAAAGAATTCTTCAATGTCAGATCGGTTGCCTTTTTCAGTGACCTTCTGCTGAATCTTGGCTTTGTTGTCAAAATAGTCAAAGACCTTTGACCCCATATCAGACAAGTCTTTGCCGTTGGCCAGCGCCTGCTTGATGACGTTAAAGGCTGCGTTTGCCGCCGCAAGCTCAAGTAACATTTCACAGGCTCCATACGAATGGCACGATTATGCTTGTGGACCAGACAACAAACCCAATCAGGCTGGCCGCTGCAATAAATGCAACAGCCCAGTCTTTCACTTGAGTATCCACATGGCACTAAATATAGTGCCAGCCATTGACAGGATCATTACACCCGCAGTTTGAATCAAAATTGTTTCAAGGCGCTTTAATCGCGCATTGATCTGCTCGTACCTGATCGCACAAACTTCTTCGTGAGTCGATAGCCGAGCGTCTGTTTTGTCTACGGTGGTCATTTCATCCATTCCTTATTGGCAAGTAGTCTAGGATCGTTAGGCTTGAATTTTAAAGCCTCGTCCAGTTCTTGTCTTGCCTTGTCCTTATGACCCAGATGCCAAGCAGCAATGCTGCACAGGTCGTGCGGCTTGTCAGACCATGCAGCGGGGTCCATTGTATAGACCTCCAGCTTTTCCTTAATTTTCAGCGCCCTAGTTGCTGCAAAGTAGCAAGTCTCCCAATCATGGGTGTTATAGCAGAACATGGCGTAATCCACCCACGGCTCACGGGTGTTGGGTTCTTCAAGGCAAGCCCCCTGATACCACTTCTCAGCCTCTTTAACTTCACCTAAGTTTTCGTGTGACTTGCCCAACAACCTCATGGCATAGCATCGCTCATGGCTCCAACTTGCCTGTGGCATTGTCAGGTACTTCTTGAGCGCAGGGATGGCCTCTCTCCACTGAGAATAAAACGTCAATTCTCTAGCGTAGTAAAAAGCATTTCTGTGGCAGTACGGGTCTTCCTTGACCGCCAACTCAAGCAATGGCAGATACTGGCTGCGTGATTTTGTTTCGTCAGGGTGATGGCTTACCAACAGCATATCCGTGTGTGCGTACACCTCAGGAATTCGGCCATCGGCCCTGATACTTTCGTGAATTGGGTGATGCCAGTGGTAGCCGTAGCGATGGTGGACCTTATCGCTGTAAAACACGACGCCATTGCTCCAATCAAATTTGTAGCGCATACGGGTTGTATCTGTTGCCCATACACGTTCAATCTCTTTTCGCCATCCCGGCTCTAGCACTTCATCTAGGTCTAGCGAGATGCAAATGTCAATGTCAGGCGGCAACAAGGCAAGGGCAGCATCTCTGGCTTTGTCAAAGCGCCAAGGCTTTACGCATATCTCAAACACTCTAGCGCCAGCATTCATTGCCAACTGAACCGTGTCATCAGTTGAGCCTGTGTCGGCAATGACAATCAGGTCAGCATCTTTGGCTGAAGCACAAAATCGTTTGACAAAATGCGCTTCGTTTTTGCTGATGGCGTAGACAGCTATTTTCATGCTTAACAGTCTTTAGCGCCTAGTTATTTCGACCCAAGCCGCTGAGTCCTCGTCCCACCGGTACAGCTTGTCGTCTCCGGGCACTGGTACAGGGGCGATCCACAAGCAAGTTTGCTCATCCAGTACCCAGCTCTGGTAAGGTTTTGGGGGAATAAATGCGTCACGAGATGCATCGTAGGTGTAGCCAGTACCCGGAAAATTTTTACGAAACTGGCGGTTGTAACTGGCTTGAACCCACGTGCCCCCCAATAGGCTACGACAGAATTCTTGACCTATGGACTCATGCTCAACTCCGTTCTCGTCCAACAACTCGAGGTTGTTTACAACAATAACCTGTTGCACAATATTGTCTAATCCTATTTCTGCAAAATGTGCCATGGCCTTCCTCAAAATGTTATTGAACCCGAGCCGGTAAATGTATAAACCCTAAATCCACCCGCCACTGTAACTGTTGGGCTGCCAGTTGTAGAGGCTGCGGCGATAAATGAAGTAGAGTATCTAATAATCACAACGCCAGAGCCGCCAGCGCCTCCGCCTTTATGGTTACTTCCATTGGTGCCGGAGCTTCCTGCGCCGCCACCTCCGCCGCCTGTATTTACAGTGCCACTAACGCCGATAGTGTTCGACCCACCGGCTCCACCTCCGCCGGTTCCTCCTGCTCCTCCAATTGCTGTAGAGTTACCGCCGCCACCTCCGCCGCCACCTGCATATGTCACGGCACTTCCCGAAATACTTGATGCAGTACCAGCTCCACCGGCTCCGCCAGTGGAGCCAGATGCATTACCCCCAACCGAAGTGGCTCCACCGCCACCACCCGCTGGATAAGGATCGGGAGTAATGCCAGTGCCTCCAGCGTTACCTTGACCGGCCACCCCTGTTCCGGCAGGGGCAGTAGCGCCACTGCCATACGAGCCTCCACCGCCTGAACCGCCATTTTGGCCTGGTAATCCGGCACCGGTGAAGTTTCCCCCACGGCCTCCACCGGTAGAAGTTATACTACTGAAAACGGAATTACCCCCGTTTGTATATGCACCATCAGTACCAGCCGGTTGACCAGTGCCGCCTGCGCCTACCGTTACTGTGATGGCGGTGCCGGAGGAAACTGCAAACCCTGATGCAGTACGGAACCCCCCCGCGCCGCCACCACCCCCCTGCCAGCCGCCTCCGCCACCGCCCCCTGCCACAACAAGGTATTCAACTGTTGAGGGCGCAGGGAGTACAACTAGCGGCCAATTCCCAGCCTGGTTTAATTGAATTTGCTCGCTAATGCCCCAAACCGCACTGGTAGCAGCAGTACTTGCAGCCGGTGGAGTGGCAGAAATTAAACCGCCTTCGTATCGTTTAACCATTAGCTTATGTCCTCGTAGCTGCAAGTCACGACTAAGGCTGTTGATGTCGATGCAGTTGCACCTAGACTTTGATTTTCTTCCAAATAATACTGACTTGTTTTATCAATAATGTTTAAGGTAGTACCAGCGGGCACTGATATAGCACTTGCAATTGCAAAACTTGTCCCTGCTAAACTAGCGGCATTATTCCAAACCAGCGTTATGGTGGCCGTACTAGCGGTAGTGTTAGATACGTTAACAGTATTAATCTTTAGGCATTTTCCACTGCTGGCTGCATTGCTCAACACGGAAGTTGCAGAGGTTGTTGTTAGACTCACCGCTGTTGTCTTTCCGTATATTGCCGTTGCTGCGATTAAATTTGGTGCTGCCATATCAAACTCCGAAGATTGTTATTAAGCCATATGCCTGCGCTGCCGACAAACCACCGCCACCGCCACCAGTAACAGCAACTGTAACAGCGCCGCCCGTGTTTGTTGCTGTAACACCAGCGCCAGTAAAGTTCAAGCTGGTCAACGCTGTGGTCAGTGTTGAGCCTTCATCCTGAACGGTGATGCTTGGGCCTGTAGGTCCGGTCGGGCCTATATCTCCTGTTGGTCCAGTTGGACCAGCAACAGTAGAAGCGGCTCCAGTAGGGCCAGTAGGGCCAGTTGGGCCAGTTGGACCTACCACAGTAGACGCTGCGCCTGTCGCGCCTGTAGGACCAGTAGGTCCGGCAACAGTAGAGGCAGCGCCAGTCGGGCCTGTCGGTCCAGTTGGACCAGTTGGGCCAGCAACAGTCGAAGCCGCACCCGTTGGTCCTGTCGGTCCAGTTGGACCAGTTGGGCCAGCAACGGTAGAAGCTGAACCTGTTGGGCCTGTGGCCCCGGTTGGACCTGTCGGACCTGCGACGGTGGAGGCAGCTCCTGTTGGTCCTGTCGGTCCGGCCACTGTAGAAGCGGCTCCGGTAGGCCCTGTTGGACCCGTAATAGAAGCGCCCGTTGGACCAGTAGGGCCAGCAACGCCCGTTGCGCCTGTCGGTCCGGCCACAGTAGAAGCAGCGCCAGTCGGGCCTGTTGGACCCGTAGCCCCCGTTGGGCCGACCAACTGACCAGCATCGGTCCAAGTCGAGCCACTCCAAACATATAAATTTCCGTTAGACGCAACGATATACGCATCGCCAGGTGTATTTCCTGATGATGGCAAATCGCCAACAGTAGCAACCGCGCCCTTAATTACGATGCCTTGCCCTTGTGGGCCAGTAGGGCCTGTAGGGCCTGTGGTGCCTGCCGCGCCCGCAGGCCCAGTCTGACCCGTTGGCCCCGTAGGTCCTGCTGCACCTGCGGTGCCTGCTGGACCGGTAGGGCCCGCCGAGCCTGCATCCCCTTTAAGAGATGTGACAGTGCCTGTTTCATTTTTGAGGTAAGGCAAACCATCAGTGTCTACAAACAGCCGTACCCGGTCAGCGCTGGCTGAAGGAACTGTGGCGGCTGCGTTTTTGTGTAGTTCAAACATTATGTGACCTCAAGTAAAACGCTGCGTTCTTCAAAAACAATCACCGCGCCAGCTTCTATTTGAATCTCGCCAGTAAAAATTGATTGTCTGTTCTTTTTTACCGTGAAAACTTCGTTTGTTTCCATGTAGACTGGGGCACCACCACCACCGCCGTCAGCACCTGGCGGACCCGCAGGGCCAGCAGGGCCGGATAATCCAGCCGCCCCGCGCTCGCCGACTACCTCGCCGACGTTAGTGACTGTACCATCGGAAAACGTCAAAATCAAGGAGCCGTCAAAGTCGATCTTTGCGCCTACGATAGAAACGCCGGTGTCCCCCTCGTCACCATCTTTGCCGTCCTTGCCGTCACGGCCAGCAGCCCCATCTTTGCCATCAGCCCCGCTTTTACCCGCAACGCCGTCTTTGCCGTCTTTGCCAGGCTCACCCTGTGGGCCTTGCAGCTTCTTAACTTCGTAGACTTTGGCGCGGATTTCAGGCAGCTCTTTACCGAGCAAAATGGCGATAGCCGCCAGCTTTGCTTCGGTAGACGCGCCAGACAGCAGGATTTTCTTGGCGTCCATCAGTCGCCTATGATGCTTTTAAGGAAGTCCTCGTCCTTTTTGCTTTGATTGGCCTTCTCGGCCATCTGCATTTGGACGATCTTGCCTTTGTTCTTGATGTCTTCCTCTTTAAGCATCAACTCAGCGATCTTGACCCGCTTGTCAAACTCAGCCGACTCGTTGCCCGCTGGCAGGTTCTTCGTAGTCGCCGAGATCACCTTGGCCTGCACTTCTTGCGGCATGAGTTGCGCCTCAGTCATCAGCTTCTGTGCTTCTGCCCGGTTCTGCTCGGCCTGCGTCGTGTTGACCGCGATCTGAGCTTGCGCCGCTTGCATGGCCAACTCTTGCTGAGCCTGCTGCATTTGCGCGGCTTGTGGGTCTGGTTGGCTCATCTGGTCGAGCGCGGCCATCAGCTCGTAGCGGTTGGTCAGGCTGGAGTTGTTCAAGATGCCCTTCAAGATCAGCGGCAGCACCGGGGTGTTTGGACCCAGTGTCTGCAAAAGGCCAATGAACTGCTGCTGCTCGTACTCGCGGGCGATGATGCCCAGGGTTGCCGTTGGCAAGAACTTCATGTCCACGCTTGGGTAACGCTCGGGGTCGAACTGCATGTACCTGAACGCCGCCTTTTGAATAAACGGAATCAGGAAGTCTTCTTGGAAGTTGACCAGCGTGCGCTTGTACTTCTTGATGATGGTGGCGACCGCCATGCTCATGCCCGCGCCGTCGCGGTTGCCTTGGCTCACCATACCTTGGCTGTCCAGCGTGCCGGTGGCTTGCAGCAGCATGCGCTCGAACTCTTTTGCCGTGTTCAAGTTGTTCAGACTGGTTTCGCCGAACTTGAACGGGTAGAGAATCTCGGCAGGGTTGCCGTTGACCATGAACGCTTTGCCCGGCTTGACCTCGAACCGAGCGCCGCGTGGCAGACGGGTGGCGTCCATGCCCATCATAGGTGAGGTTGTCAGCGCCAGCGAGTCCAGATGGCTGCGCACCTGGGCGTCAATCGCCTTTTGCATGTTGTAAGACTTCTCCACCGTGCCACGGCCCAGCAGGCGGTTGGGCACCGTGTCGTCTTGGTAGCTGATGACCGGACGGTCCTTCATCATGTACGGGTTTTCTTCGGCTTTGAGCAGCAGACCGTCGTTGGCGATCACGACAATCGCCTCCACCATGTCCGAATAGTCGTCGGCTGCGCTGTCTTCGGGAAACAGCTCCTCAACTTCTTCGTCCTTGTCCGTCAGGTATTCGCGGGGCACCAGGCCGTAGTACGTCAGCAGACGCACCTTTTCGTCGCGGTACTGGCTCATCTCCTGCGTTGGCTCTAGGTCGGTGTCCTCATACGTCGGGGTGATGTTTACCTTACGGTAGATGCCTTTCTCAATGCCTTCCACGATCTTGTGGATGCCCACATATTTCTCAATCGCCACGCCCATGCAGTCGTCTACAGACGTTCCGTTGGGGTCAAACAGGAAGTTTTTGGGGTTGACGGGCATGATTTTGACCGCAATCCGGCTTTTTTCCACCACACCGATGGCCGCTTGGTTCATTTGCCCAGGAATCGGCTGCGTTGCAGGCTCGAACACCTTTTCCGTCTTCACGACGATCTCGCCAATGCCCGTGCCGTAGATTTCGGCCATCAATTCGATCTGATCAATCGCTTTTCTGATCTTGTCTTGCTTGAAGTCCTCTGTGAGCTGCGCTTTGAGCATCTCAACATCCAACGGGCTGCCGT